GTTTGCAAGTATGTCACCCTTAGTCTGCAACATGTCCACAATGGACATCAAATAAGCAGTCGTCTCAATAGAGAATTAAGTCTAGAATCCCAGTCATACCAAGGGATCTCGACCTTAGACGATTGAGAATCTTACGCCGTCAAGTATATCTTCACAACCCGTAATGCACATTTTGTGCATATCAAAATATATCAAATAGCAGTGTTTTTATGTTTTTCGGCGTTGTTTTATGCCCCCTTAGCGGGTTAAAAAACAATGGGTCCCCGTAACCTACAACGAACCCAAATCGACCTCTAAATATCAAGCACAAAAAAAATTCTGAGATATAAAAATGACTTCCGAAACCCCTGCAGACAAAAAAATTCCGCCAGTAGAAAATCCCACTGTACCCTCTAGCGGTAACGATAGAGTTTATTTGATACTAAGTCTCGTAGCTTGTTTTTGTTTTACCCTACTGATTATTGCGGCGGGATATCATCATGGGCATATGAGTATTTCGGCGGTATTCAAGAATCTATGAGGATATATAATGAGAGGAGGGCGTATGGACTATGAAAATCGCAATAGACAACTACGAAAGAGAACTATTGATAGATACTCTTGAATATCGCATATACAACGACGAAAGATTAATTCGTGATGCGGGGATGAAAGAAGATCTCACATACTTATTGGAGAAAATTGTAGATGAATACTTATAACATTTCACATCAAGGTATAATTATATTTCGGAGAATACCTGAGAAGGATGTGGAGAGTCATAGAGCAGCGATCAAGAATTTTATATGGATGGGAAGTAGTGGAAAAGGTATGGAGAAGATAGAAGAAGATATTGAGGTGACACTAAATACTTGAGTAACCATTGCATGATTTGACTTGCGGTGGTATAATGTATTTGTCACTTATTTGTTTTCATGGCTAAAGGATTTACGGTAAAGACCGCTGCGCCAAAGAAGAAGGTAGAAGAGTTCGACCTAGCAGCAGCGAGAGAAATGATTCGTGGTAAGGCAATTGTTTTTTGTCTACCTGGTAGAGGATGTTCTTACACATTCTTGAAATCTTTTGTACAACTTTGTTTTGATCTGGTACAGAACGGAGCGAGTATTCAGATCTCACAAGATTATAGTTCCATGGTGAACTTCGCACGCTGCAAGTGTCTTGGTGCGAATGTATTGCGTGGTCCTTCACAGAAACCATGGGATGGCAAACTTCCTTATGACTATCAACTATGGATTGATAGTGACATCGTGTTTGATGTCGAGAAGTTCTATCGGTTAGTTGCGATGGATAAGGATATTGCCGCTGGTTGGTATTGCACTGAGGATGGACGCACAACTTCTGTCGCCCACTGGTTAGAGGAAGGCGATTTCCGTCAGAATGGCGGTGTGATGAATCATGAGACCTTAGAGTCGATCAGCAAGCGTAAGAAACCATTCACAGTTGATTACACTGGTTTTGGCTGGGTTCTGATTAAGCATGGAGTCTTTGAGAGTCTGCCTTATCCGTGGTTCGCTCCGAAGATGCAAACCTTCGAATCAGGGGAGGTCCAAGATATGTGTGGAGAGGATGTGAGTTTCTGTCTGGATGCGATTGAGAAGGGTTATGAGATCTGGTGTGATCCTGTGATTCGTGTGGGGCATGAAAAAATGCGCGTTATCTGATGATTGGGTATGTTATAATGCTATGGTGGTCTGTTAGGTGGAGACCCGAAAAAGCCGCCCGTTTCAAAAAAATCCGCGAAAAAAACAAATTATGGCAAAGATTAAAAAGTCTCTGATTGGTGAGAACATGATCGAGTCTACCCCCAAAAAGACTTGTCAAGGTTCGGGACAGCACACCAAGTACTCTGCATCTTCTCGTAATGGTGCAAAGAAGCGTTATCGTGGGCAAGGTCGTTGATACATAGTTTAGTTTTATAAACTATGATATGTCAAGACTGATCACTAACTTACCAGCAGTTCATACTTGGGTTCGTAAAGAATATCTTTGTGATCACGAGTATGGACATGGTGAATTTGTAAAAGGCATATGGATCGCTGCTAAAAGTCTTCCTGGGCGTGCCTTTTACTTTGAAACATATCTACCAGATTATGCGGCAATGTTTGATAAGTTGCCGATTTCTGCCTTTGTAGCAGAACCAGAGACACCAGACCCCGATCTAGACCTCCCTAACCTGCAGTTTTGGAACTGTATGGACCATGATGTCACTACACTGTGTAAGCAGCATGTAGGGTCAATGGAGTGGGAGATACGCACTCGTCATTTTGGTACAATGAAAGGTGAATATATTTGCACCTTAGACAATTATCACGGCGATCCAGACATCATTGACTATTCAACCAGTGAACTTCCAAGTGAACACAAGTCATTTAACTTGATTGAACTGTACAATGGTCAGTATGCACTGTATCCAAATAACAGATGTCGCATCTATGACATCTCATTAACTCCAGAAGACCCCAAGATACCTGACTTTAAAGTTTCTACTGAGTTTTATCAAGTAGAGAATGGTGTATCTTGGGGTCGTTTAGGTGATTGTGACGATTATTTCTGGACAACACCCGGAGAGAGGGAAGAATACCCACAAAATAAATACGATTCGAGGGATGGCAACCCCTTAAAAAGTTCTGATTCAACTGATCAGGAGACAAATGGGTAATTC